CTATTAATCATCCACGATCAGAGAAACTGATCTGTATTAAGATCTCTCAGCCACCGGCTCCTGAGATTATTCATAGAGTACCACGTTCTCTAGCTGCAGATATAATCTCAAAATATGATAATGTTACTTATACATCTAAATCAAAGTATCATAGATATAAACAGAAAGGAGGGCTATTATAATGGATGCTAATGAATTTATAGTAATTGATATAGTAGGACTTCCTAGGAACCTTGATTTCAATGTATGGTTACAATTAAAAGAATCCGGGTTAATTCTATGGGACAGTTCCAATTATGATGGTATATTACCCTATGAACCTAAAGTATTTAATGCTGAACATACATATCGAACAATAGATATATCAATGTTAAATGAAGATGAACGAAACGAACTTTTAAAATCAATTGAAGAATGAATGAAAAACCATTAATGTTCGAACCTATCGGACAAAGTATTATTGTAGATCCTTTTTATCCAGCAACAATTGCTGAAGCCAAGGCATCTGCTGTAGGTCTGTTTACAGGTAGTGATATGGAGATCACCGATAAGAATAGATACTGGCCAACAAAACGATCTCAATCCAATCACAAAGATTTTGCTTCTCATCCATGCCAGGGAAGAGTAATGGCTATTGGAACGGCTATCAAAGATGATCCCAATATTGGCACCTTAAAAGTAGGGGACTGGATAGCCTTCAGAGTAAGTTCCGGAGAGGAACTTGTATACAATAAAATTGTCTATCGTAGGTTAGCCCTTCATGAGATCCTGATAAAGTATCTTGATGAAACTGAAAGATGATTTCAGTAACACTGAAATACCGCACTAGATAAACTGAAACCACGTGCAAGAAATGTAGGAGCCGGCTATGTCTGACCCACATGGCCTCTCCTGCATCATTTGGTTTTTAATTACAGATAGTCTAATTTTGTCTTTCAGTAGACCTTGCGTACTTTTTCAGTTCGACTAAAACCACATACAAGAATGACTGAAACACCACATCAGCCTGATCAGGTAATTCCGATACCAACAAATAAGGATAAATTCTTCCTGGAATACCTTATGATCAAGAAACCTATTTTCAACTCTAAATTAAAGCAGTTGAACAATGGCCAGGAGACACCTACCAAAGCACCTGTATTAAATGAAATGCCAATGCGTGTATTGGCTCAGTTGCTTTATTACAATAATGAGTTTAAGACCCTTCCTGATAACCAGAGAGCTAAAGCGATATTTGACTATGATACTAAGCAAAAGATCATGGAAAAGTTGCATATCTCTGAAGACAACTTAAATGCATATTTCTCCCAATTACGGAAAATTCGTATCTTGGACGGGAAGATTATTAATCCTTACTTCATTGTATATCCTCAGAGTTCAACTTTTGAGATAGTTATCAAATTTGATATTAATGAAGAGTGAGACAGGTAAAAAGATTATAAATGAGATTGTTAAGGAAACCGGATTATCGTATAATGTAGTTTATAAGATTGTATTGTCACAATACGGTTGTCTGAGGCAAACAATAAGAGAATCTACTCCGGATGTACCAGAAACATTCAAAAGTGTTAGGCATCCTTATCTGGGAATATTTAAAGTACGGTTAAGGGTTTTTAAAAGTATGAAGGGAATCAAGGAATACAATAAAGAACAGCAACGTAGAAAACTATTAAAGTATGGCAATCCAGACAACAGGTAACTTCTTTGTCCTCAAGGAAGGAAAGGTTACTACCATCAATCCAAAGGTCTTACTGGTTCCCGAATTTATGAGGATATGGAACAGGGATAAGTCGAAAGACAATAAGAAGGCACTCAAAGAGTTTGCCTTCATTTATTTTATGGCCGATTTTGATTCTGAATATAATGCTTATGGCCTGGATAAAGAAGAACAGATTGCTGATGATATCTTTGAAGATCCAAAATATCAAGCAGATGATCTTATTCAGGATGCTATTGATAAGTATGAGAAGCTTCAGGAGACACATTCTATGCGTATGCTCAAATCTGTACGTAAACAGGCAGACCGGCTTATACGTCATAATGAACTTGAATCAATGAATAGTGAAGATTATAATCCTGCTAAAGCTATGGCCTCTATGAAAGGATTTGAAGAGGTCATGGAACAACTTGAGAAATGGGAAAAAAAGATTGCTGGAGAATCAGGAGACATGATTATTCGTGGTGGGGGTAATGTTGGATTATTTGAAGATGCCGAAACAGCTACTTATTTAAAAAGATAAATGGATAGTACTATAGCTATCGGTTATAATAAGAATATCAAGCATCAGGATGCTGATGAATTTACTACTGAAGCACAACACTTTACTCAGTTTGGAAGGTATACTAATCATCCCTTCAATACCTCTCCTAAATCCAAATATCATTCTTATTGGGTAGAACAAGCTCGTAGATGTGTTTTTGGATATCATATAGGACGAGATTATATTCCTGGGTACTATTATCACTTCTTAAATTTCTGTCCTTTACTTAAAGCAAAAGATATACAAGATCAGATACTTTTAGATGTTGGAGGCATGACACCAGCTGATGATATTGAAAGTAATCTGTTAGCAATGAGTATGGCTGAAAGGGTAGAAGGATTTCCGGATTTCTGGGATGGGCACTACAAATTATTCCATTATTATAATGATGCAGAATTATCTGGGGAACATGGAGCAGTAATTAAATCACGTACAAAAGGGTTTTCCTTCATTGGTGCTGGCATGATGAATCGTAATTATCATTTACTTCCAGCAACAAAATCTTATGCTTTTGCTGATGATAAAGAATATCTTACTGAAGAAGGGATCTTATCAAAGACATGGGAGATGATGGACTTCCACACTGAGAATACTCCTTGGGGAAAACGTAGGCATAAGAAGAATACCGATATGCACCGCAGGGCATCTTATATCATTACCAGAGATGGTATGCAGATAGAGAAAGGTTTCCGTAGTGAGATCATAGGTATATCTCTTCATAATAATTATAATAAAGCCAGAGGCAAGAGGGGGAAACTTATTCTTTTCGAAGAATCTGGGAAGAACCCTCATCTATTAAAAGCTTGGAACATTTCTTTAAGATCTGTAGCTATAGGTCGTAAGTCATTTGGATTAATGATTAGTTTTGGAACTGGAGGCACAGAAAATGCTGATTTCATGGGACTTGAACAGCTTTTTTATGAAGGTGGAGGTTACCGGGTCCACATGGTTCCTAATGAATGGGATCTTGGTGCTCATGATCAAAAATGTGGATTCTTCTTTTCAGCTGCACAGAATTATGCAGGAAGTGATACTGATCAGTGTATAGATGAAAATGGTAATAGTAATTTTGTAAGAGCTACTTCTATTATTCTTGCTGAACGTGAAAAAGTTAAAAGAGAAACGAAGAATCCTGAAGCTATCATACGACATATTGCTGAAGAACCATTAAATCCTCAGGAAGCTGTTTTGCGTGTCTCTGGTTCTCTGTTTCCTACAAACGATCTAAAGCAACACTTGGCCCATCTACGTACTCATCCTTCCCGGTATGAAGCGACAGAATACATTGGAGATCTTACATTAGATGAAATGGGTAAGGTTGTATGGCTTGCTGATGCTGAAGCAAAACCTATAAGACAGTATCCTCATAATAACCTTGAAGATACTGAAGGGTGTATTGTTATCTACGAACATCCGGTCCCTGATAAACTGGGTGTCGTTCCTTATGGAGTTTATATTGCCGGTAGTGATAACTATGATCATGACCAGAGTACTACACAATCCCTGGGATCCACGATGATCATGAATAAGCTTACTGAACGTATAGTAGCAGAATATACTGGACGGCCCAGAACAGCTCCTATGTATTATGAGAAGGAAAGACGGTTATTGATGTATTACAACTGCCTCTGTAACTATGAAAACAACCTCAAAGGGTTACATGGATATCTTGAGAAGATGCATTCCACACATCTATTATGTGATACCCCCCCGATAATCATTGATAAGCTTGATGATAAATCACTAATGGGTCGGGGTAAAGGTACTCCTGGTACTGCCCCTCTTAAGAATTGGGGACTAGAATTAATCCTAAACTGGCTATTATCACCTGTTGCTCCTGAAAGTGATGTTCTTAATCTACATAAGATACGTAGTGAAGCCTTACTGCAGGAATTGATCTATCATTCAAAAGATGGCAACTTTGACCGGGTAGATGCATTAATATACCTGATGATCTATAAAGAGCAAGTAACTCATATTGTTCCACGATGGGATAAAAAAGTTGGTGAAGTAGATGCCTTTTTTAAAGATCACCCACTGTTTAAAGAAAATATTAAAGAACAACTTTCGGATCCTTTTGAAGATATTAAGATCAAGTCAGGTCAATCAATAAAAGAACCGGAAAGTATTCTCGATTATATACCAAAAAATCCTTTCCAATAAAAATAAACTCATGGCACAAATAATAAGTACAGACAATACTCTCAAGCGTTCAGTATATCAGATGCCTCCACAGCAGATATCCTATGGTGCAAAAGATGAACCCTGGGGTATAGAGAATATAGATGCCGGTATTATGATTTCAAATAATGATACAGGTAAACTACGTAAGTCCAGGGCAGCTAAAAAACTCAATTATGATCTCATTAATGGTTATATGGATGAGACAGATATAGAATTTGCTTTTAACCCTCTTGGATTAAAGGGTGTAAAGTTCCCGGCCAAGATCCAGAACTATCCTATTGAGATAGGTAAATTCAATGTTCTTAAAGGTGAAGAGTCACGTAGACGCTTTGACTACCGGTTAAGGGTTATCAATGATGATGCTATCTCGGAAAGAGAAACAGGAATGTCAGAACAGATCCTACAATTACTATATGAGCAAGTTGCTAATCCCAATTTCAATGAGCAACAGGCCAATAGGAGAATGAAGAACCTCAAAAAGTATCAGAACTTTGAATATCAGGATATGCGTGAGAAGTCTGGTACCCGTGTTTTGAATTATTTCTGGCATACCAGGTTCATGAAGAAAATGCTTAATGATGGATTCTGGGATGTACTCATTGCTGGTGAAGAACATTACTCCTGTTTTAAGATACATGGAGAACCCGAACCTCAGCGTATCAATCCTCTTAATCTTTCACTCTTTGGTCTTGGTGAGAGTTACAAATCTGAGGATGCTGATATTATGATTATCGATGGATTTCATCCTATAGGTAAAATGATTGACGAATATTGGGATGTATTAAAATCGTCAGAGTCTAAGGCTCTTGAGGAAGGCAGCTTAAGAAATAGCAGTTATGCCAATGTAGGTCTTTCCGGTCCTATACAAGTAGATAAAGAAAAGCGTCTTGGTGATGCTATTATTATTCCTGTAAGAAAAGATATAGGTGCTTATGGTGGATACTATGATGTTGATGGAAATATCAGACGTACTATTGTTATCTGGAAGTCCCGAAGGAAAGTTGGTGAAATGACATTTTATGTAAAAGGTGTTGAAAATAAAACATGGGTTGATGAATACAAAGTTGCTGATGAATCAAAAGGAGAATCAATAAAATGGCATTGGATCAATGAATGGTGGTGGGGACATAAATTGGGAAATATATATCTTAGAATAGAACCTCTTCCCAGAATAGGTACTAAAATAAATAATCCTTCAATATGTATACCTCCAATAGTAGGAACGATATATAAAATTAACTCAAGTGAAAGTGTTTCCCTGGTAGATCGTATCAAACCTTACAAGTATCTGTATAATGTTTATATGCGTAGGACAGAACTGGCTTCTGCACGAAATAAGGGTGTACTTGCTGAGATGGACCTTGCCAAGATCCCAGAAGGCTGGACTCCGGAAGTGTGGGCCCTGTATGCTGAGGTAACAGGATATTTTACTACAGACTCATTTAAGGAAGGTTCTCGTGGTGCTGCTACTGGCCGGCTTGTTAATAACTTAAATAACCGGGGATC